CCAGATGGTTTCCGAATCATTATGTCTTTCCACAGCGTGCTCGTTAAAGACATAATGATTCGGAAACCATCTGGCGAGTGTCTTAATAATAGCCACTTTTAAATCCTCAATAGAGGCATAATTCTTGATTTGAGCGTTTGAAATGTAAGTTAAATCAGACATTTTTGTTAAGTTAATCGTATTAGTTATCTTAATAATAGTTTGAAACTTGATTTGTTATAAATTAATACCTTACATTATTTTGTAAAAAAACATTTCAATTTTTTTGATTTATATGTAAAAATTGAAATACTTAAAATTTACGCAATTCTAAAAATTTACGAAACAATTTTATTCAAATCCAAATTGCTTTTCATAAATTTTAATAAATATGCGTCATCATATATCTCTTTCTTATTTTCGTGATTTTTCGTAAAAACATATGTTTCATTTCGTTTTTTCACAGACCATCCTTGCTCTATTGTGTTGTATAGTAGCAGCATTTTTTGGAATTTAATGGCGTCCACTTTAAAATCAACATTATTTTCTAAATCCTTTAAAGAATCCAAATTAATCTTAATATCCATATTAATTAATAAAAAAACAGAAAAACATTATATATTTTAAACTTGTTTAACGTGTACAATTTCTATAATATCTGGAGTAATGTTGCTCATCATTTTTTAAGTTTGCTAAATTAGTCTTAACTATATTCCCGTCACTATTTGAATAATAAATATTTTGAATTTTATAGCCTTTTTTCTCTGGTATTGATTCCATAATTTTAATACAGTTGTTACATGGCTTACTCGACTGTAATTTATTTGTTTTTGAAAATCGGACAACCAGTAAATTAATAGGTTCTAATCTTTTTTTATTTTGTGACGACTTCATTTTTAACAAAGCATTATGTTCAGCATGAACACCGGGGTCTACTCCTTCACTGTCGCCCATCATATTAATCCCAAAACTTAAAACTGATGATTTCTTCAGGTTAGCGTTCTTTCCCTTTCAAAACGCACGCTATGTGGTTTGATGGGCCACATACACACGAATTAATATACTCCTCACCATTTTCATATTTGTCTACATTTGTGTTAACAGGCAAACAAAATCTCTTAATAAACATTGTGTCGAGCAGCGAATCCATATTTTACTTTATATTATTATACTTATTTCTTTATTTTGTTTCATTTTTTTATTTCATTTCTTTATTTTGTTTTTATTTTGTTTTTATTTTGTTTTAAAAAATATAATATATTTTCTCTCTATTATTAATTAAAACAAATTTATTTAATAATAAAAGAAACATATGCCATCATTTAAACCAAAATCCGCTAAAAAAATAAAATTTAACAAAAAAAGTTCGATTACTCTTGATGGTAAGCACAAGGAATTCTTAAATGAGTTTTCAAAGGATGAAAACGATAGGATACCTGATTTACAGCTCGAAAAATATGAATTAAAGGAACTTTTAAAAAAAAACACTCTCACAGTCGAGCAACAATTGGAATATCAAGACAAAATCAATGAAATCAACGAAACAATAAAACAAACCAAAGGAAGAAAGATGGAATACTTTTTGGATAATTCCAAGTTTATTTTTGACTATTTCGAAAATAAAAAAAATATTTCAACCGGTACAACTAATATCAATATAAGCGATAAAAATAAAATACTTAATTCTTTTTTTAAGATTAAACAAGACGACAGCGCCAATATAAACCAAAACAAAACCAACAATATTGTGCAGAAATATTTAAGTAATATTGACGACACATTTATTGATGTGAATTCGTTTATTTGTCAAACCGACGTGTGTCAGATATGTCACAAGGGCGAATTAATTCCGCTCGAGGATGAAGGTCTATTAATTTGTAATGCTTGTTTTAGAAGTATACCCTATTTGATAGAAAATGAGAAACCGTCTTATAAGGAGCCTCCCAAGGAAGTATGCTTTTACGCTTACAAAAGAATTAACCATTTTAAAGAAATTTTGGCTCAATTTCAAGGCAAGGAAACTACTCAAATTCCTATCGAGGTTATTGAAAATATTAAATTACAAATTAAAAAGGAACGTATTGATTTGTCACAAATATCAAATAATAAAACCAAAGAGATTCTTAAAAAATTGGGTTACAATAAATATTATGAGCATATACCATTTATTAAAGATAAATTGGGTATTAAACCGCCGATTATGTCGCCTGAATTGGAAGACACGTTGTGCAATTTGTTTGTCGAACTTCAGTCGCCTTATTCTAAGTATTGCCCTGATGACCGTGTGAACTTTTTAAATTATTATTATACCGCATACAAACTTTGTGAGCTTTTAGGAGAAGCACAATACTTAGAACATTTTCCAATGTTGAAAGATAGAGAGAAGAGAATAGAACAAGACTCTATATGGCGCAAGATTTGTGAAGAATTGGATTGGGAATTTATACCGACTATTTAAAATAATAAAATTACTTAATTTTTAATTATATTATTGTTTGTTTTAATTTGGTTTATATGGGAACAATGTTAGCGCAGGTGTGTTGTAAATAGAATAATTTGGGTCAAAACAATTTGCGCCTACACCGGTTCCGTAACGCATACCTCCTCTCATTTTTCTACTTTTTTTACCCTTTCTACCTTTTCTACCCTTTCTTGTTTTTATTTTTCTGGTTTTTCCTGCTGCTTGATTATGTTCGTGATCATCATTCAAACCAAGTTCGACGTTTACATCTCCATCTTCATCATCATCATCAAAACTAAAACTTCCAAATTCAGGATCAGTTTCACCACTGTTATTTAATTCAGGCTGCTGAATAAACGCATCATTAAGATTATTTTCACCTTCACCTTCGCCTTCACCTTCACCTTGTAAATCATTAATGTTAAGATCACCATTTTGATTATCAACTTGTAAATCATCAATGTGAAGATCTTGTTGCATTCCATTTTGATTATTTTGATTATTTTCATTCGGTAAATATCTTGCAATAACACAAGCAATATCATGTTGATTATTATTAAGGACAAATTGGTTTGCGTCTTGAATATTTTGTAATGATACATTATGATCATTTAAAAAATTTATGTGATTTTCGTCAAATCCAAGATCAGTTAAAGTATTTTCTTCTTCATTAGTAAAAACTCCTCCTCTTTGTATATACATTTTCTTACTTTTTTTATTTTTACTTCGTTTTTTACTACGTGTACGATTTGCCATAATATAGTATATTTAGATTAAATATATTATGTTATATTTTTAAAATAGTCGCCTTTCGCTTAAAGAGTCGCCTTTAAAACCCACCAGGGAAGCGAACAAGATTAGCACCAATACCAAAGCCAGCACCAGAGCGAGCAGTGGCACCCATACTGGGGATGTAAGTATCAAGGATACTAAATGTTGCTGCCGCAGTTAGCGCGATCAAAATAATCTCCTCAATGTTCAAGGAACGTTTAGGGATAGCATAAGCCGCAATAGCCACCATTAAACCTTCGACAAGGTATTTAATGATTCTCTTCACAAGTTCACCGACGTTAATTAAACCGTTCATTTATATTAAATAATAAGAAAAAAATATATATTTGCGATAAAAAACTTAAAATTAATTATATAATTTAATTAAAATGGATCGCTCTAAAGAAAAGACTTCAACCAAGAAAGGTTTTGAGAGAAAACAAGTGAACGGGAAAAATAATCCTAAATATGTCGACTTATTAGAAGAAGACAAGGCCATTGCTGGTCAAAAATTCGTATGTGTGTCTTTTGTATCTCCCGAAAATATTATTAAACAAAAGCAAATTTTCTTTTTCGAACAATTCCTAAAGAAGTGGGATTTGAATAAATCGATGGAAAAATATGTCCAGTTTTTGAACTTTGTCTCTTTCAAATACAATGTTTCATTTGATGATATTTCGAATGACTTTAAAGAGTTCGTTAAAGAAGAGAAGGATAATTTAACAAAAACTACGATGGAAGATGACTACAAAACATTTGTTGACAACAACGAAGAGTCACTCGATAAAGAGTTTGGTGTCGCACACAATTTCCAAACAAGCACTCGCGGGTTAAAAATTCGCGGCAGTTATCCCACAATTGAGGAAGCCGAGTTGAGATGTAAAATGCTCAGAGAGATTGACCCTAATCATGATATTATGGTCGGACCCGTTGGTATGTGGATGCCTTGGGAGCCTGAAGCATATAAGACAGGTCGTGTCGAGTATATGGAGGAAGAGCTTAACCAGTTGATGAGTGAGAAAAACAAGAACGAGTCCAATGCCAAGACTGCGTTTGACCAGCGTGTCAAGGAGAGCAAGAAGAAGGCGATTGATGAGAATATCAAGAATGCTGAGAAATCTGGCAACGCATTGACGCAGTCAATTGACGAGCAAGGTAACCTTATTGGTGTCAATAATGCCAATAGTCAAGAGTTCGGTTTGAAGGAGAAGGACAACATTTCTTCGGCAGATATTCAGATGGAGTTGTTTGAAGGAGAGAACATTGTTACTGGCAAAACGGACAACGGACAGAGTCAGCTAATTAGTGGCCCTTTTGCGAAGAAGAAGGAGGACACGATGGACAGTGTGGACTAAATATACTTTTTCACGAAGTAAAGAAAGGTTGAGCCAAATATACTTTTTAAGCGAAGCAAATAAAAGCAAAAAATTTATATTATAATTTTCTAAAAATATAATATAAATGACGGATAGTAAAGAAAATATACAAAAGTTCGTTCAGAATAAAGGGAATATTCCTCTTATGAAGAAGATGTTGGATGACGGAACTATAACTGATATTAATGTCATATTTGATAATGGTTTAAGCACAAATACTGCTCTAATGTTTGAAGCAAAATGGGGGACTTTAGAAGGGGTGAAATTTCTCTTAACCCATAAAGCTGACCCAAATATTCAAAATAAAAATGGTTGGACTGTTCTTCACCAAATGGTCGAATCAGTATCAATGGATAAAAAAGAAGAGAATGATAAACTGAATAAACTACGCCTTCTATTAAAGTACGGAGCAGATAAGTCTATTAAGAACAAAAATGGTAACACCGCACTAGACTTGGCGAAAGTATCAAAAAATTGCCGTAATTGTGTCAAAGTGCTTTCTCAAGGAAAAAATAAAACTTTACGTAAAAAGAAACCAAAGAGAAAAACAATGAGACGTTAAAATCACAATTAGTTTTCTATAGTTTTGCTCCACTTTTTTACACGCAGTTATGAAGTGGATTACCATTTATTCGCCTTTTTGACGCTGATCTTTTGTCCTGCGCCGCGTTTTTTAACCGAATTTGGGTCATATTGCTCCTCTTCATCTTCATCCTTCATTCCTTTTGACAATTCCCAGAACTCTTTTGACCCTAATCTGAAGTCACCGTGACTATCGGCTTTATACCAGAAGACCTGGTCGTGTAACTTATTGGATTTCGAGTTATTATTTATCACCAAACACTCATAATTTTCGGTACATTGGTCCATCACTTGACAAAAGCTCTCAAATGTTGGAAACATACCGGCATAGTTCTCATATATTCTTTTTCTATTTGCGATATAATTCTCTCGAAGAATAAAAACATAATCTATGTTGGTTCTCAGTGTGGGCGGAATGCCGAGCGGATATTGCATTGTAATGACCAACATTACTTTCCAATGTCTTCCGTTCATAAATAGTAAACGCATCATTTTATCGCGTGTCCACGTCGCATCATATAAACAGTCATCTAAAATGACAAATGCTCGAGGATCGATAGTGCTGCGTTTATATGTTTCCATTTCTTTTTTAATTTGTTTCAACACAGTGCGCTGTCGTTTCAAAATGTTTTCAATAATCGCCGTATTGTATTCATTATGGACGAACAATTTGGGCACCATTTTTGCGTAAAAACCGTTACCTTCTTCAGTTCCCGAAATAACGGTGCCAATGGGGATTTCTTGTTGATAAAAAAGTAGATCTCGGACCAAGAAAGATTTGCCGGTGTCACGCTTTCCTATTAATACAACGACGGGTCCTTTATTTTCATTGGGCTTAAAACTAATACTTTTCATATCGAATTTTTTTAATTCAAGTGTCATATATTATAATGTATAAAATTTTAAATATAGTAAAGAACGCAATTGATTCCTCTTAATGTAGTTTCAAAATAGATATTAAGAGAGAAAAATACTTTAAAAGAATAATAAGTTAAAAACTCATATAATTTATATATTAAATACCTAATAATGATAAACGTAAATTATCAGAAAAGGAAGAACACAGAGCTTTTTAAAAGTTTAGAGAAACCATCATCTTTGTTTC